AAATAACAGAATGCGTATCTTTGATAACAGTTTGACACCTGAGGATCCAAAGATGCCAGACTTCAAGGTATCAACTCAATATTATTCTGTTGAGAATGGATTTGAACGTCTTGGTATGGGAAGAGAGGATGAATACTTCTGGAAGACATCAAAAGAACGTAAGGAAGAGGATTCAGTTGATATGTACCATTCACAAGATGGACGTTACTCTGATCCATAGATAGTAATTATATTCTAAGTCAAATGGAAGACAATCTGCTCAGAGAAATTAATAACGACAAACAGACTCCAAAAAATAAAAGAATTGTAAATGAGGATGGATTGTTTGAATCTGAAGAGGATTGCAGTCATCCAGATCATGTATGCAAGTGTGGACAACAAACTCTGTCAGAACACACCTAAATAAAGCAGATTTATAGTATCTACTCAGGTGCCAGCAGAAAGGACCAGTAAAGCGTTTCGTGACGTGAGTGCCACTTTTCAGGTTAATCCCCTGAATTTTGACCTTGTGTCACTCCGTAATGAGAATGCAATTGCGAGATCAGTTCGTAATCTCATTCTGACAATTCCTGGTGAGAGACCATTTAACCCTGTTCTGGGTTCAAACGTTTATAAGTTATTGTTTGAGAACTTCGATTCACAAACAGCATTTGCAATCAGAACTCAAATTGAGATTTGTCTTAAAAACTTTGAACCCAGAATTATTGTACAAGAAATTGATGTAACACCTGATTTTGACGCTCATGAATTCAATGTCACGATAAGATATAAGATCGTTGGTATTGATGCAGAGACACAACAACTCCAGTTCGCATTAGAACCCACTAGGTAAGATGCCTTTAGTAAATTTCAGTAGTGTCGATTTTGATGAGATTAAACAATCCATCAAAGACTACCTCAAATCTAATTCTAACTTTACGGATTATGATTTTGAGGGATCAAACTTATCGACCATCATAGACACGTTAGCATATAACACATATATTGCTTCATACAATGCCAACATGGTATCGAATGAAGTATTTCTTGATAGTGCGACTCTGAGAGAAAACGTTGTATCAATTGCAAGAAATATTGGATATCTTCCTCGTTCTAGAAAATCATCAAGAGCCAAGATCAGTTTTTCAGTTAATGCATCTGGATCAAACACTGTAGCTATTACATTGAAAGCTGGTCCTGTCTGTTTAAGTTCTTCTACGTTTGCAAAACAATCATTCACATATTGTGTGATGGAAGACATCACTGTTCCTGTAGATTCAACTGGAAGAGCAGTTTTCTCAGACATTGTCATCTATGAAGGTTCATATTTGACACAGACATTCGCTGTCAATTCAAGAACACCAAATCAAAAGTATATCTTACCAAATGCTGGTATTGACACTAAAACCATCAATGTAATCGTAAGAGAGACACAACAATCATCTGTAAAGAGAAAGTTTATTCAATATGATAGTTTCATTGGTGCTGATAAAGATACACCTCTTTATTTCTTGAAAGAGTCTGAGGGTGAGAGATATGAGTTACTGTTTGGTGATGGTGTTTTTGGTGTTCCTGTAGAGGAGCCAAACTTCATCGAAGTATCTTACCTTTCATGTAGTGGTGCAGCTCCAAACAACATTGCATCATTCTCATTTGCTGGTAGAATCATTGATAACAATGGTAATCCAATTACTGAGGGTATTTCTGGTGTTACTGTTAATGATCCATCAGGTGGTGGTGATTCAATCGAGAGTGTTGAATCAATTAAAAAACTAGCACCTAACATCTATGCATCACAACATAGAGCTGTTACAGCATCTGACTTTGAAACAATTGTTCCAAGAATCTATACTGAGGCTGAATCAGTAACATCATATGGTGGTGAAGAACTTGACCCACCACAATTTGGTAAAGTCTTCATTAGTATTAAACCATATAATGGTGTCTTCTTATCTGAAGAAGTAAAGAGAAATATTAAACTTACACTTAGAAAGTATTCTGTAGCTGGAATCATTACAGAAATTACTGATCTGAAGTATCTATATGTCGATGTTGAAACGAATGTTTATTATGATACAAATAAAGCAGATGGAGCAGCACAAGTCAGTTCAATTGTTACCAATAATCTCGTAAAATACGCTGATTCTACTCAGTTAAATAAGTTTGGGGCTAGATTTAAGTATAGTAAATTCGTAAAGGTTGTTGATGATAGTCATGAGGCTATTACATCAAACATCACTACAATCAACATGAGAAGAGACTTAACACCTTCTCTCAATCAGTTTGTAGAATATACTCTCGGATTTGGTAATCGTATTCATCTCAAGAGTGAAATTGGATTCAATATTAAGTCATCTGGATTCACTGTAAGTGGTATCAGTGGCACTGTTTATATGAGTGATGCACCAAATCAAGATCTGACTACAGGAACTATTTTCCTGTTCAAATTGGTTTCTCCAACTGAACCAGTCATTGTCAAGAGAAACATTGGAATCATTGATTATGTTAAAGGAGCCATCAAACTGAATCCATTAAATGTTCTCTCCACTGAAGTACAACGTGGAACCAATCTCATTGAGATTTCTGCTTGTCCCTTCTCTAATGATGTAATTGGTCTCCAGGACCTTTACTTACAGTTAGATACTAAGTACCTGACTGTCAATATGATTCCTGACTCAATTTCATCTGGGGCTGACGTATCAGGTGGAAATTACTCTGTAACATCCAGCTATTCAAACGGATCACTAACACGATAAGAAATAATGACATTAGATAGAGTAAAATTCCAGGATGTAGTTGCTGATCAACTTCCTGCCTTTATCAAAGAGGACTTTCCATTACTCGTAGACTTTCTGGAACAGTATTATGTTTCAGTAGAAACTCAAGGTGCTCCGTTTGACCTTCTCAATAATATTGACAAATACGTTAATGTAGATCAATTGACGGGACTGACAGCAAATGCAGTTCTTTCAGAAAACATTAATAGTTTAACAGATACAATCAATGTTGGTGTTGTAGGAAACTTTACTGAAGGTTTCCCCAAGCTTAATGGTCTGATTAAAATCGATGATGAGATCATTTCATACGCATCGAAGACTGATACGACTTTTGAGGGATGTGTTAGAGGATTCAGTGGTATCACCACTTATATTACTGATGTTCCCGACAGATTAGGATTTGAAAAGACTACTCTACCCAGTTCGCACTCTGAAGGTGCAGTAGTAGAAAACCTAAACGTATTGTTCCTTCAGGAGTTCTTCAAGAAATTAAAACTGCAATTAAGTCCTGGTTTTGGTGATAGAAAGTTAAAAACTGATGCAAAGAACTTTATCATCAACAGTGATAGTTTTTACAAAACAAAAGGAACAGATACATCATATAAAATTTTATTCAAAGCTCTGTTCGGTGAAACTGTTGACATCATTCGTCCAAGTCAGTTTCTCTTTAGACCATCTGATGCATCTTATAGTGTCACAGAGGATATCGTTGTAAAGAAAGACATTGGTGATCCACTTGATCTCAAGAATCTGACATTGTTCCAGAAGTCTTCTGGTGCTCGTGGAACTGTAACCAATGTAAATCAAGTTCAGTATGGTGGTGGGGAATACTATCAACTGAGTATTGATTCGGGTTATGAAAGGGATATTAATACAAGACAGGGAACAATCTTTGGTACATTCCAACCAAACCCCAAAACCAAAATTCTTGAACAGATTGGTGTTGGTTCAACTATCATTGATGTTGACTCAACTGTAAGTTTTCCCACAACTGGAAAACTAAGAACTACTGATATTGATGGTAATAATGTATCAATTGCATATACTGGAAAGACTTTAACACAGTTTTTAAATGTGTTCGGTGTTCCTTCTATAGTTGCATCAAAAACAGATTTAAGACTTGATGATTACTCATATGCATATGTTGGTATTGGAACTGATGAGGAGATCAGAGTTCAAGTTACATCAACTTTGAAAGATCTTGAGATCAAGGGCGAAAACTACTTTTTCAATAAAGAAGATACAGTACAAATTAAGTCATTTGGTATTGAGGATGAATCAACTCTTGCATCAAGATGGTTGGTCAATGCAAAGTCTAACTATGAAATATTTGATGTAAGTGTTATTGATTTACTTGCAAACAAATATACAATAACAACATATGATGAACATGACTTAGAACAAGGTTATCTTGTTGAGATGACTGATAATGCTGGAAATGTAGTTAGAGCAGATGTTACAGATGTCACTGGTAAGACTACTATTAATATCAAATCAGCATCACCCCTTAATTTAAGCAGTACTTACATTCTTGAGAATCAACTTCTCAGACCTAATTCTACGACATACGGATATCTTAACTCCTCTACTGCAAACGTACAGAACACTTATAGTAAGTTTGATGGTGATGTTATTGTTGCAAGTAATTCATTACCAAACTATGTTAATGAACCAATAAACCCATACAATAAGTCATTAAAGTTCACTGGTGCTTCTCTGCCTAATGCATCAGATACCATTGACTTTAAAACGAATCATGGTTTCTACACTGGTGATGCTGTATTCTACAAACCAGCAATTATCACAAATACAACCGTAACACCTAACGGAGTTACATTAGTAACAACCACAGAGAGTCAGTTTGAAAATCTTGAATCGGCTGTGTACTATGTGAAGAGAGTAAACAGCACACAAATTAAACTCTCAAGAAGTAGATCAGATATTTTTAGAGGTGTATTTGTAACCTTCTCTGGGAGTGTAACAGATAATGAATTTATATATTATAACTTCTACAATAAACCCATTACACCACAAGGGATTTACAGAGAATTCATAACACCAATCAGAGAAGCTGGTGATTTCCAGACACTTCCTGGTTACAATGGAATGTTTATCAACGGTGTCGAACTGTTGAACTATAAATCAGATGATACTGTATTTTATGGACCAATTAAGAGTCTTGACGTAACTGGTCAAGGAAGTGGTTATGATGTCATAAACCCACCTAGATTTAAAATCAATGACACGATTGGTAGTGGTGCTACTGGAACTGCTGCAGTTGAAGGTATCTTAGAAAGGATTGATATTATTGATTCTGGATTTGACTTCCTTGAAACACCGATTGTTAAGATTTCTGGTGGTAATCCAGAAGTAGATGCAAGTGCATCTGTCAATGTTTCACCTGTCATCTATGAGGTGAATATTAATACTGAGGTCAATGGCAATATCAATCCTCATACTGATTCCATTGGTTTCTCAACATTCCATAGATTTAGACAGAATGAGAGAATCATTTATGATACAAAGGGAATGAGATCAATTCCAGGTCTCTCAACCAATTCCTCTTACTATGTGAATATTGTTGATAATTTTAATATTCAACTTCATAACACTTCAGCAGACTCTCAAGCAGGTATCAATACGATAACCTTTAATGTTGGTGAGTTTGGTCAAGGAACCCAGTCTCTTAGGTCATCGGAAAGAAAGAATATTGTAACTAATGTAATTGTTACTAACTCTGGTAAGGGATATAAGAATAAGAAGAGAGCTGTTGTTGCAACTGGAATCAATACAGCCACAGATGTAATCAGTATCACCAAACATGGTTATAGTGAGGGTGAAGTTATTCAGTATGCAGCTGGATCAACTCCAATTGAAGGTTTATCGACCTCTGTCAATTACTATGTTAGAAAGATTGACAATAACTCATTCTCTTTGAGTCAAGTAGGTACAGGTGATACTAATGTAAAGTATTACTATGATAATAACATAGTAACTGATCTCAAAGGTCAAGGTGATGGTAGTTTTAACTATCAACCTATTACTGTTACTGTTGAGGGGATTACTGGAATCACAACTCGATCTGGTCAAGATTTCCAGTGTAAAATTCAACCAGTCTTTAGAGGTCATATTGATTCCGTTGATCTGACTGCAGAGGGAACTGATTATGGATCTTCTGAAATCCTCAATTTCAACAGACAACCTGAGTTCGTATTTGAAGGTGGTGAATTAGCTCAGGCAACACCAGTTATTAATAATGGTCAAATCGTTGATATCATCATTACAAATCCAGGTAGTGGTTACGTTTCACCACCTAATATCACAATCACTGGCGCTGGTAAATTTGCAAAACTTACACCAATTCTTGAAAATGGTAGACTATCAAAAATTATCATTGTCGGTCCAGGTGTTGATTACGTTGCTGGTGAAACATTTCTCACAATTACAAACCCTGGTGTTGATGCATTAGTTGAAGCTGAGATCAATGAGTGGAACGTCAATCTTTTCACTAGAAACTTCGATGCTGTTGGGGAAGATGATGGTTTTGTAGAGGAGAACTTGGCTAATGACTCTACACAATATTGTCACATCTACACACCAAGACCTCTCAGAGAATCGACATATGTTCTCACAACTAATGGTGAGACTTTCTATGGTATAGCTGATCTTGAAAAATCTGGTGGTGTTGAAGTCACTGGTGGATTCCATTCCCCTATTCTTGGTTGGGCATATGATGGAAACCCAATCTATGGTCCTAATGGATACACGGATAGGTCAGGTGGTGTTGTCAAGCAACTGAAGTCTGGATATAACCTTTCAGTAAATCTAACCAATAGACCA